GCGGGAGCAAAAGCGGGAGCAAAAGCGGGAGCAAAAGCGGGAGCAAAAGCGGGAGCAAAAGCGGGAGCAAAAGCGGGAGCAAAAGCGGGAGCAAAAGCGGGAGCAAAAGCGGGAAACATGGACATGGCTGCTTTAGTTGGTTATTTATCGAAAATGAAGCCAACCAAAATAAAAGAAACAAAATAAAAGAGGCGACCAAATTAAAATCATAAGACATGCATGCGTTTAATTATTTTTCTTTATTTAAATCTAACATATAATAATAAAGCTAACAAAAAAGAAATCATGAATATAAGTTTAAAAAAATTCAACATGAAAGATATTGTATTTCCAGCTGATACCAGTGGCAGCGCAAAAGGACCCGTCATTGTTTTGTTGGGAAAGCGCGGTACTGGCAAATCATTTTTAGTGAATGATTTGCTGTACCACCACAAAGACATTCCTGTAGGCACTGTCATTTCGGGCACGGAAGAGGGAAATGGGTTTTACGCCCGCATCGTGCCGAAAATGTTTATTCATCACGAGTACAACACGGTAATCATTGAAAATGTGCTGAAACGGCAGCGCGGCATCATGAAGCAAATTAAGCGCGAAATGACGGCTTATAAGCGTTCGTCGATTGACCCACGCACATTTGTGATTTTAGATGATTGCTTGTACGACAGCAAATGGACACGAGAAAAAATGATGCGACTTATTTTTATGAACGGGCGTCACTGGCATATTATGCTGATTATCACCATGCAATATCCGCTGGGTGTTCCCCCGGTGCTGCGGTCCAACATTGACTATGCGTTTATTTTGCGCGACAACATTATTGGCAACCGCAAGCGCATCTACGACAATTACGCAGGCATGTTTCCGACGTTTGAATCGTTTTGCACAGTGATGGACCAGTGTACGGATAATTTCGAGTGCTTGGTGATTAAGAATAATTCGCAGTCGAATAATTTGTTGGACCAGGTGTTTTGGTACAAGGCGAGCGACCACAATAATTTCCGCCTGGGGTCGCGTGAATTTTGGGAAATGTCCAAGCAAATGAATTCGGACGATGAGGAAGAATTCGATCCATCCAAGGTTAGAAAGAAAAGCTCGTCCGCCATTCGGCTAAACGTGAAAAAGATAAATTAATGTTGAGGATAAAATATTTGTCATGTATAAATAGCAGCCATGAATCGTTCCATCGGTCCGTTTAAATTTCGCCTTGAAATTGTTTTGTTAATCAGTTTTATCGTTTTTCTCATGTTTGGCCACTTGCTTTGCTCTTGTACCACCGTTACGCCATATGAAGCGTTTAGTACCGTAAAAGACATTATTAAATCGGTAAAAAAATCGGCAAAAAAATACAAACTTGAAGGATTTGCCGCGAATAATTTTGCAGAAGGTCCGCAGTATGCCAAAAGCGGGTCGGCTGGCACGATTCGCAACCCCGACACTTGGGCCGCTCCCACTTTGACTTATTCGTCCGCGTCGCATGCTGATGCGGCGGTGAAAAAAATTATGGACCGTGTACCCCAGCCCCTTCCTTTGCCGGAAGGCGAATTGGACCTTTTTGCTACCACGCCTTTTAAGCCCGAGTGCTGCCCCAACACATATTCCAACAGCAGTGGGTGTGCGTGTATGACAGTTAACCAGTATGATTATTTGGTGGATCGTGGCGGAAACAACGTTCCTTATAGCGAGTACTAAGTACATGTTCTATATTTTCTATATATCTGGTTCCGCATCTGGTTCCGCATCTGGTTCCGCATCTGGTTCCGCATCTGGTTCCGCATCTGGTTTCACATCTGGTTCCGCATCTGGTTCCACATCTGGTTCCGCATCTGGTTCCGCATCTGGTTTCACATCTGGTTTCACATCTGGTTTCACATCTGGTTCCGCATCTGGTTCCGCATCTGGTTTTGCATCTGGTTCCGCATCTGGTTTTGCATCGTCTATGACATTTTTTGCGTTAGCAGTGTCTTGGTCAAACTTAATGTCGTGATTTATTTGAGTAACAAATAATTGTAGTTTAACAATAAATCTCTGTAAATATTTCATGTGTAAATCGTGAAAAAACAAAGCGTAATTGCAAAATAGATTTATTTGTCTTTCAATGGTGACAACTTCATATTCGTATGCTGAAACGAAATTATTAATGTTGAGTCCAACATGGCTCTTGCTCGAATAAATATTCAACTGATGGTTTTTTTTGGTTAAATATTGATTCATGCTTACAATGGCATTTACAATGTCTCGGTGTAAGTGAATAATTAGTGAGAAATCGTATTGTTTATACAATTCCAAATCCTTGTACACGGGATAAATGATGGTGCTTTTGATAGAGTCAATAAATTTACGGTCGTTGGACATGTGTGTGCTAACATATTTAAAAATAAGATTTTTTAATTTATAATATTCGCAATACATTCTGTTCATAATTGTAATGTAAAACCGTTTCATGTCGCTAAACTCATTATCCATTAACATATTTTGGAAATAAAATGAGTCAAGTCCAAAAATAAAGAGAGATGACGTATTTCCCCGCACGATGTTTGTATACATAAGTTTTAATTGTTTGATGCGTTCCCCTAAAGTATCAAAAATACTCGCGATTTCGTTTCGCATGGTTTTAATTTGGTCAAAATTATGTTCAAGTTTTTCAAACTCAGCAGTCATAATATATTATATGTAATATAATGTAATATTATAAACGAAAATCATAATGAGTAATACAGATGATTATGAATTGGATTTTTTGCCCACTGATTTTAATGGTGCGAATGCGGATGGAGATACAAATACAGACACGACGAGGGACTGGAAAACGATAATTGCCGATGCGGAATGGAAACATGAGCACGAAAAAATATTGGTAGATTGGGCAGACAAGGCGATGTGCTATAGGTGGATGCACTCCAAGTCTCACCAAGTATATTCGCGCCAGAATGCATGGTATACGGTTCCTGTAATTATCATGAGTACTCTGACGGGAACTGCAAATTTCGCCCAAGAAAGTTTTCCTGCAAACATTCGTCCATATGCGCCCATGATGATTGGTGCCGTGAATATTTTCGCGGGTATTTTAACGACTATCCAGCAGTTTTTAAAAATATCCGAGCTGAATGAGGCTCACCGAGTGGGGGCGATTTCGTGGGACAAGTTTTACCGCAATATAAAGATAGAATTGGCGAAATGTCCCGACGAGCGAATTCATGTTAGTCAAATGCTGAAAATCAGCAAGGAAGAGTTTGACCGTTTGATGGAAACGAGTCCGTCCATTTCCGATGCGATAATTGCAAGATTTGGATTGGCGTTTGCGGATAAGAATGCTTCATCTGACATGAACGCAGACACACATTCGCAACGTCATAAAAACTATTTACAAGTATGTAAGCCAGAGATTTGTAACGAACTGGTTTCCACCGAGAACTATCGGTACAAGACGGTAGAAAATCTGAGCAAAACGTCTGACTTGGATTTAATACGAAATAAACAGAAACGTATGGAGCAGAGACAGAAACTTATAGAGAACAAATTAGCAGAACAAAATAAAGTAGAAAAAAATATGGCGGAACGACTGGAGGTACGTGTGTCAAGTTTTATCCATGATTTTACCAACATGCACAACAGAAAACCAATGAAACACGAAGTGATTGAAAATTTGCAGGATACAATTCCCATAGAAACGCTTGACCCCATGCTGAAAAAAATCAGCGATGCAAATAATACCCTTATGACGCCAGAAGACAACTCTGTTTAGTAAAAGTAATTTTGCGTATTCTATCTAAGCCAAACACATTTCACAAATGCCCGAAGGTGTATATTTTATACCAGTGAAGGTAGTAAACGGCACGCCCTTCAACGGTTTATACCAGTGTGATTTACTACGTAGTGAAATTGTAACTGATATTCGACCCTTGCAAAATTAAAATGTTCCATTTACTACGTAGTGAATTCTTCAAGGGTTTATTTGTTAAAATATCATTTTGGGTTTTGAGGTGTGCAATGTATTCCATAATTTGGTTGAACGATTCAGTGCTTAGCTCAGAGATATTCACGTTGATGCCCGAGGTGCTGTCGTTGAGCAAATGCGAATCATTAATTTGAATGATGTTCTTCACATGAATATGAATGTTTTTTGGCTGCTTGTCCATGAATTTCGTAATGCTAGTTAATTTGTTAAAATGGTCCATCTTATCCTTGAAATTCGATATAGGTTCAATTTCAATATTTGACTTGGTTTCGGATACACTCATTGGTATTTATACATCTATCTGACATGTTTTTATATGGTTTTTATTTATTTTTTACGATGAATAAAAGAATAAAAGAATAAATAAAATGAAGCAAAATCATCGAATATTGATTGCATTGATTTTATTTGTTGCTCTTTTTATTTATTTTTTCATTCTTTTTGTCCAATCCGGCAAAGCCGGATTTACACCAAGACTGAGAGCCGCAGTTCGTCCTCATGTGCGAACCCTTCATCGCGGTTATGGTGGCATTGTTTCTGTTTTTAGTTGGGACAATTGGAGACGAGGTCTTCGGACATGGAATCTGTGATTTTTACGAAAAAAACAAATGAAAATAAAAAACGATACATATAAAGATGGACATGGAAGATGTGCTTGCAGAGTTGTATCGTGTTTGTGAATTGGGGGATTTCGCGGTGGCGCAAACCATACTGCGAAACAACCCGACTATTTATGGCAACAAGGGATATCTAGAGTGTTTAAATCAATGTTTTGCCTATGCGTGCACGGATGGTCATTTACCGGTTGCCCAATGCTTGCTAAAACTCGAACCCAGCATTGACATGTTTGCATACGAGGGTCAGTGCTTTCGCATGGCGTGCACCAATGGGCACTTAAACGCGGCACTTTGGCTGCTTCAAATGAAGCCCGACATAAAAAATCAAACGTTTTATTGGGATGCGTACCACGACGCCAAATGGATGACTCGCACCGACATCATTCAAAACACCACGCTGTTTGCCGATGATTTTGTGCCTGGCACCGACCCGTATTTATGATGGAACAAACCAAAGGCTAAAAACGATTGCGTCGTGGTAAAACAACTGGAACTACATATCCTTGACCAAACACGGTGCGGCCGCCAAGAGGCGTAGTGATGAGGTCCGAAATGCGCATGCTCTTGCTCTGCTCCGAGTTTCGGTAGCTAGACGTGTGGGAATTTACTTTTTCCTGAAAACACTCGCAGAAATAATCCGAGTTGCCGCCGCTAACTAGGTTGGCCTGCAGACGACGGATTTCCTGGCTATACCGATTCATGATTTGACGCTGTCTTTGGCGATTAGTGGCTGAACCTGGAATGAAATTACCCGTCAATGACATGATTTATGTATTTGAGTAGTTTATATTGATAATATAAATTATTATTTTGATTCAGTAAAAATACATAATTACAAGTAGGATGCATCGTGCAAGTTGTCCAAAGACGGTCCATAAGGAGCTTTGCTATAGTCCGTTTCTTCGCGCGCCGTCATTTTCTTAACCATTTCTTGCTCCAACGTGTACGGAAACTCGTGCATTTTTGGCACGCCTGCCCATTTTTTGATCTCGGTAGGGTAATACATTTCTATTGCTAAAGAACCAGTAGCAGCCATGGAACGGCGAACTAGCTCGTACGCCACGAATAATCCCAGCACGCCTAGTACGGGATTGGAATAGGCAAAGAGGCACATGGCTGCGGTAACAATGATTATTTTTCCTAAAACCGTATCAATGAGGGCGGCCAAGGCGAGGGGGGGATTCGCACCCAGCACCAAATACACGATAAACAAAATAGTTAAAATAAATTGCGGGGATTTGTTCATGTATATTATTTTATCCTTTTTCTAATCTGATATTTTATTTATTTGATAGGTTGTTACTTTGTATTTGGTTGCATTTGTCACTTTGTTAGGTTGTGAGTAAAATAAAATAATAAAATAAGGAGGTAAATAAGGAGAATTAAAGAAAATGCAACAAAAGACAACATCTGCATTACAGCGAACCCAAGATATTAACGAACGATTGTATGCGCGCAACATTTCATCGGAGCCGCTGCAGCCGTATTTAGAGGCTAGATCGGTTTCGACCAAGTACGCCGTTATGCCCGTGATTGATTTTCGCCGCCCCGTTTCGGTGCCGCTGCATCAGGACCCGGTATTCAACACCCAAACCGCCTTTAACCCTGGCACCGGAGCCGGACCTTGGTCCGGATTTGCCACAAAAGTGAATGAAGAATCAGTGTTGCGCAACCAGATTTACGCCAACCAGAAATGCGGAGCGGCGGAATACATTCCCAGCAGCAAAAGCGACTTGTACAAGGTGCATTGGCAAAATTCACAAAATGCCAAAGATAGTTCTAGAAAACAACCCGCCGATCATCCTTATTTGTTTGAGGAAGCCCAGTTTGCCCCACACAATCCCAACCCAGAGTTTCAGAAAATTGGCGCGGCTCTGTTTCACAATTCCACCCGACACCAGCTGAACGAATAAAATAAAATAAAATAAAATAAAATACACAAATATTTTTACATGTTTTATTTTACACCGTTGCGTAAAAAAAACATATAAAAACAATATGATATTTAGATAATAATGGTTTTGTCGTCGTTAAAGCAAACGATATGCCTCAACATGATTGTAAAGGACGAGGCACACATTATCGAAAAAACGCTCAATAACATTCTTCAGTATATTCCGCTAACATATTGGGTGATTTCCGATACGGGGTCGACGGATGACACTTGCGCTACAATTGAGCGTTTTTTCAAGGACAAAAAAATTCCAGGTGAAATATGTCGGAACGAGTGGAGAGGGTTCGGAAAAAGTCGCAGTGACGCCCTAGATGCAGCCTATAATAAAACCGACTACCTTTTTATTTTCGACGCCGACGACTCTATCTGTGGCGAATTCGTGATGCCTTTGTCGTTAACCATGGATAGGTACATGTTTAAATTTGGTCAAGGGGTTACTTATGAGCGCCCTCTCCTTATCAACAACCGAGTAAAATGGAAGTTCGTCGGTGTGCTGCACGAGTATTTAACCGAGGCAACACCGCGTTCTAGAAAACAATCCACGATAGATGGAAACTACCACGTGGATTCCGGGCGGTTGGGTGCGCGAAGTCAAATTCCCCAGGACCAGAAATACGCCAGGGATGCCGAAGTTTTAGAAAAGGAAATGGCGATTGAGCCCGATAAGGAACTGTGCGACCGATATGCGTTTTACCTGGCACAGAGTTACCGCGATTCTGGCAATCTCGACAAGGCGCTCGAGTGTTATATTGATGTGTTGTCGCGAAACAATTGGCAGGGTGAAAAATACTACTCGGCACTAATGGCGGGTCAGATTTCCCACAACAATAAGCATGATTTCGAGGCCGCTGTGAAATATTTGGACAAAACCACCGAAATCGACGACACTCGATTTGATGGACTCATCATGTTGATGGAAATGTTTTACACCAAGGGGATGCATTACATGGTGGATGCCATATACACCCGCATCCAGCAGAATTATTCCAAACTAAACTTAACAAATAAATTATTTGTGATGGA